TGGAAGCGGACGGGCTGGTCTAAAGCCTATCCGCCAGAGGTACCTAACAAAGTTAGGATCACCTTACTCGTCGGCGTTAATATTACTACTTACTTAGGAGATTTAAAATAAATGGCAGGTAATAAAGAAATCGTAGACTTCACGCTGCTATCGGCTCCTATTGGCTCCGAGGTATACGGGGTTAAGTCCGACACAGACTATCGTGTTGCTGTAGGCAGCGCCCTAGGTCTAGCGACTCTTGGTGCTGATGGTAAGCTAGATGCTGCTCAAGTACCTGCTGGTTCTAGTGGTACTGTTACCAGTGTAGGTCTATCTGTAGGTACTGGCATCAGTTTAACTGGTGCTAGTCCCATCACTACAAGTGGTACGTGGGCCTTAGCCCTATCTTCTAACTTACAAGCATGGAGTGCTCTTGCTACTTCTGCTAAAGCTGATACCTCACACACTCACGCTGCCTCAGATGTAACATCTGGTACGTTTGCCGCTGCCCGTCTAGGGTCTGGTACTGCGGATTCCACTAAGTACCTTAGGGGTGATCTAACGTGGCAGACGTATTCGGGTGGTGGGGGCGGTGGTTCTGGTACAGTAACTTCTGTTGATATCATTGGTGGTACTGGCATTACCCCATCAGGTGGTCCAGTAACTACTAGCGGAAGTATTACTCTAGCCCTCTCTGCTAATCTTCAAGCTTGGTCTGCTCTAGCTACTTCAGCTAAAGCAAATGCCAGCCACACTCACGCAGCGTCAGACATTACCTCAGGTGTCCTAGGTACTGCTCGTTTAGGTACAGGTACTGCTGATAGTACTAAGTTCCTACGTGGCGATGGTACTTGGCAGACTATTGCAAGCGGTAGTGGTACAGTCACTTCAGTAGACTTCAGCGGAGGTACTACCGGTCTATCAGCATCTGGTGGTCCGATCACTACCTCTGGTACGTTTACTATGGGTGGTATCCTAGTTGTAGCTAATGGTGGTACGGGTGCTTCCTCTCTTACTGGTTATGTTAAAGGTGCAGGCACTTCAGCTCTAACTGCCTCTGCCACTATTCCCGGCTCGGATATCTCCGGCAATATAAGCGGCAATGCTGCTAATGTAACAGGTACTGTGGCTGTTGCTAATGGTGGTACCGGTGGTACTACTGCTGCTACAGGTCGTACTGGCCTAGGCGTTTATGTGCAGTCTGGCGACCCCGGTGCTGTAGCAGACGGCTCTGTTTGGATTTGGTGATATATGACCTTTAAGAGAACCTCCGGTGGAGCAAGTATAGACTTGACTACCAGCGCGAATCGTAGGGAAAGCGGTACATGGAAGCCTATTGACTTAGTTCGTAGACGTTCAGGTGGTGCTTGGACTATAGCGTGGCAGAGGATTAACCTATCAGATTTAGCTGCTTTTTCTACAACGTTTATTGGTACAGCTACTGCTAGATATAACGTAAAGAGTGATGGCACTATCTTCGGAACTAGTGGTAACAACACTACAAGTCAGTTAGGTACTTGGTTAACCTTCGGCACAGCTTCTAATTATGAAGTACGAGCCACTGTCGTCTCTGGTACGTTATCGTCAGGTACTACTGGTAGTTGGTTAGATCTAGCTTCTGATAGAGAGTGGACTGTAGCTCAAGTTACCGTTGGTATTAATACCGCTGTTATTACTGTAGAAATTAGAAATGCTTCCACGTTAGTTGTAGTAGATTCCGCAACTATAGAGATTGAAGCAGAGAGAGGTTAATATGCACGCGCAACCTAGCTGGATGCGGCAAGTAGTTGCCGATTTAATCAGGCACGAAGGGTTCCGGGAATTTGCTTACCCGGACCCCCTATCACCTATAGCTAAGAAATATCGTAGGATTAGGTGGGGCTTTGTACCTGCTGGTCCTTTTATAGAGAACAATAATCTTAATCCACGAGATGGTCACCCTTGGACGGTTGGTTATGGTTTCACTAAACAAGTAACCCCTTACACCAAGATCTCTAGGGCTGCTGCTAATAAACTACTAGAGCAAGTTATCCTAGACCATCTACCAGTTCTAGATAAAGTAATTCCTAATTGGCGTAGACTACCATTGTTTGCTCAGTCTGTTGTAATCAACATGGCTTTCAATATGGGTAATCGTTTACTTCAATTCAAAAACTCAATGGCTGCTATCGCTAACGGACAGTACGATACTGCGGCACGAAACTTACGTAAATCTCTTTGGGCTAAACAAGTCCCGAATAGAGCTAACGAATTAATTTCCCGTCTAGAGAGGCGGGCCATTGCCAAAGAACATTTGGTGGTGTGACATCACGGAGGAGTATATGTATGGGCGACGTAATCGAATTTCCACAAGCACCCCTAGTAGAGATGAACGAGTATATCTTTACGAACGATCCAACCAATCCATTCCCGCAACAGATTCTACACCTAATGCACGACATTGTGTTTAAGAATCTAATGGGTATTATGCAGGCCAAGCACAGAACTACTGGTGAGATCCACAGTATTCTAGTTGGTCTAGAACTAGCTGACGACGGTAGTGTTAACACTTACCCGCTCTGTCGCGTTCTAACGCAAGGTGAACAAGCAGAGTATCTAGCTCCTGATGGTAAGGGTGGGTACCCGGAGCCAGACGAAAATGCAAAAGGAAATTGATTGGAAAGCAATCGCTGACGAGTATGCTACAGGTGCGGCAGACGTGGAAATTGCTAAGCTGTTAGATATTACTATCAATGATTTCTATAGGCTAGAACAAGAACAGCCAGCCTTCGCTAAGTTTGTAGACAAAGGTAGAACTATGTCGCAAGCTTGGTGGTACGAGAAAGCTCGTAAGGGTCTGTTCACTAAAGAATTTAATACAGCTCTGTGGAACTTCAACATGAAGAACCGCTTTGGCTGGGCAGATAAGACGGACATTCAAGACACTACCAACAAAGATCCGGTTAATCTTGATCAAGCTAAGTCGCAGCTACAGGCTGCGCTTAAGCGGGTATCTCAAAGTAGTCCCGAGATTCTGTCAGGATTAAATCTAATCAAGGGCGGTAAAAAAGATGAGTGATCTATCAGCTGACTTCTTGGCTAGCTTAGAAGATATGCAGGAGGAGCAGGGCTACCAATCAGTAGTTGCTGCTCTACCTACATCAGTTAGTCCTAAGGCAGATGCTAGAAGTATCCAAGAGATACTAAATCTTATTGCTCGTATTGAGAAAGAGAACGCAGAACAAGGTACACTTAAGTGGTTTGAAGATCCCTATGGGATTGAGACTCTACCTAAGCACAAAGCCTTCTTCGATGCTTCTGCTAAGTACAACGAAATCTGCTTCCTTGCAGCTAACCGAGTGGGAAAGACTGTGTGCGGTACTTATGCATTAGCTTGTCACCTCACAGGTGTATATCCAGAGTGGTGGGAAGGGCGTAGATTTGACCGACCTGTTGCAGCTTGGGCTATCGGTAAAGACGCACGTGCTACTCGTGATACCTTACAGAAAGAATTGATTGGTGGGATCGGTGAGTGGGGCACTGGTATGATTCCAGCCAACACTCTAGGTAAGTTCCTTGCATTGCACGGTACCCCTTCAGCAATCGACACAGTTATGATTAAGCACATCTCTGGTGGTTGGTCGCAGCTAGGCTTCAAGAATTGTCAACAAGATGTAGGCTCATTCATGGGTACTGCACGTGACGTGATTCTAGGCGACGAAGAGATCCCGATTGAAATCTACAACGAGTGCAACATTCGTACTGCTACAACTAATGGTATCATTATGTTGACGTTCACCCCGCTAGATGGTCTTACTCCGCTTGTAGTTAACTTCTGTAAGCGTGCTGATTATCTGGTAGGTGCTAAGCCTATTGTATCTGTAGACCAAGATATTGAGTCTGTAGATGATGAAGATGGTGAGCAGACTGTAGGCTTTGCTACAAGTAAAGCTGTAATCCAAGCAGGTTGGGATGACGTACCGTGGCTTGACGAGGCAACTAAAGCCCGTCTATTAGACGATACCCCGCTTCACTTACGTGATGCACGTTCTAAAGGTCTACCGGCTATGGGTGCTGGTAACGTTTACTCAGTACCAATGGATTCAGTACTTGAGGAACCATTTGCTATCCCAGAGTCATGGCCTCGTATGTATGGTTTCGATGTTGGTTGGAATAAGACTGCTGCTGTATGGGGAGCCTTAGATCCTGCTACCGACATCCTACATATTTACGACGAGCACTATCGTGGTAAAGAGGAGCCCTTTGTACACGCGTACTCTGTACGCGCAAGAGGCGACTGGATTCATGGTGTAATCGATCCTGCTGCACGCGGTCGTGGTCAAGCAGACGGTAAGCGTCTATACTCTGACTACAAAGATCTAGGTCTTAATCTATTCTTAGCTAAGAACGAAAGAGAGTCTGGTATCTTCAACGTACAACAACGGCTGCAATCTGGTAGACTTAGGTTCTTTAAGACCTGTGTAAGCCTACAAAAAGAATATATGCTTTATCGCAGAGATAGAAACGGTAACGTAATTAAAGATAATGACCATGCACTAGACGCACTACGCTATGTAGTAAACAACCTAGAACGTATGATTAGTAAGGCAGAAGTCTCCGGTCTATCGGGTGTTAAATACAAAACTACGAGGTATAACATATGATTGATGATGACGTTAAGGATACCCCGGAAACCGAATCTGACCGTGAGCGCAAAGAAATTCTCAATAAGTTAGCTAAAAAGATTGAGGATAGGTTTGAAAAGCGTGTAGTAGATCGCGTTGGTAAGGAAGCTGAGTGGCGTTATGCCCGCAGTCTCTATGATTCCCCGCTATCTGATGTACGTCCGGGCAGTCCTGACCGTCCTTACGATGATTTTGACAGTGGGCGCAAGCGTCCTACCCCTAACATTGTACGCACTAAGTGTGATACTGCCATCTCTAACTCAGTAAGTATGCAATTCGCTGCTGGTGAGAAGAACTGGGATCTCTTTCCTGCCGCTAACGAGGCTAATCCTCAAGTAATTGAGGCTTGTCGTTTGATGGAGAAGGAGATTGAGACTCAACTGGCCGCTACTAAGTATGCTTTAAACTGCCGTAGGGCTATCGAAGAGCGTGTTATCCTTGGTACTGGTGTAGTTAAGGGCCCAGTAAACACTGGTAAGGTACGAGTTACGTACAAGGACCTAGGTGATGGTACATGGGTACCCGATGTAACCTCAAATAAGACTCCCACTCTAGAGTGGGTAAGCATTTGGCGGCTATATCCTGATATGAGTGTCACAGATTTCCAAGATTGTGCTGATGTTATCGAACTTCACCCTATGACTCCCCTTGAATTGTCTACTTATCGTAAGCATCCGGGGTTTGACAAGGAAGCAATCGACGAAATCCTTAAAGGCGAAGACGGTAACGGTATGCCGATCAAGCCTGATGCATATAACGAGATGTTTACGGGTATTACCTCTAGCATCTGGACGGGTTCTCCTTACTTATATCGTAATAGGTACCAAGTTCTAGAGTATCATGGTCCAGTTACGTACGACGAGCTGCAAAAGCTAGGCATTGAGCCTGCTTATGAGTCTCCTACCCAAGAATATTATGGTGAAGTGTGGGTGTGTTGCGGCAAAGTGATTCGTATGGAGCTAGAGAACATCGAAGGCTTCTACGAAACCCCCTATAGCCTAGCTGTGTGGAAGCGTGATCCGACCTCCCTCTTTGGTTATGGTCATCCGCTGCTACTTGCTGACCCTCAGCGTGTAGTGACTGCTGCTTACCACATGATTCTTGATAATGCCAGCCTAACCTCTGGCCCGCAGGTAGCGATGTACAAGAAGTATATCCAGCCTGTAGATGGTAACTATGATATCAGTCCTAACAAGGTGTGGCTCCTAACCGACCCATCAGTGCCTGTTGACAATGCTATTAAGTTCTTCAATCCGACTAACGTTATTGGTAACATCATGCCGGTACTAGAGCTAGCTCGTCAATTCGGTGATGAAGAGTCTGCTACCTCGCTGCTTGCTGCTGGTCTGCAATCTCCACAAAATAGTGAGAGTGCTACTGGCCAGCTTATCATGCAGAACAACTCTACTACGCTGCTAGATTTCTTAGCAGAAGAGTGGGACGATCAAGTTACTGAGAAGGTTATCCGTAGATTCCACGCTTGGAATATGCAATATAATCCTAAGCCGGAAATTAAGGGCGACTATGTTATCGATGTTAAATCCGCTACTGAATACAAGAATAAGCAGATGTTCATTCGTGATATGGAACGTCTATCTATGGAAGCCTCACAGAATCCTACTGTAGCTATGGCTGTAAATATGGACGAGCTAGTTAATGCCCGTCTAGCTATGATGCACCTACCTTCTAACCGTATTGTACGGTCTAAGGAAGAGTTCATGCAGGCGCAGCAAGCTGCTTCACAGCAACCTGATCCCGCGATGATGGAGTTAGAGCTTAAGCAGAAGGAACTACAGCAAGCTGATCAGAAGCTTCAACTAGAGACTCAGCGGTTAGCTTTTGAGCTTAAGCAACAGCAGCAACGAGAGTATTGGGAGCATCTAGAAAAGATGGGATCTAACAAGGCTCGTGAGATGGAAGCTCAGGCACAGGTGCTTAAGGCTGAGGCTGATCGTCAAACTGAAATGATCAAGCTTGGTTCTAAGGATAGGCAATTCATGGCTAAACTTATGGCCGATCAAGAGCTTTCTAAGCAATCAGCCCATACTCAAGTATTCTTAAAGAGCATGGAAGAGGAGCGTAAGCGGGACGAACAAATGCTTACTGCACAAGAACTCGCTCTTAAGGAGCGTATGGGTACGGGGATTTAATTATGAATTCTCCAAATATGAACTATCTAGGTAACGATTGGGATGCTCTCCGCCGTTGGCTGAAAGACGAGCAATTAAATACCTACCAACGACTAGTTAGTATTAACAACACAGAAGAAGAGACACAACGCTTAAGGGGTCGGGCGCTGCTTATTGATCAGCTCCTTGACTTCCCTAATAATCCAACCGCCTAAGGGCCGTTGAAGGAGTATTAAATCTATGAGTGATAACAAGCACAACCCTGCAACCGAGTCTGAACTAAACGATATGATTATGAAGGCTGTACAAGACAATGATCATAATGAGATTGACCGTCTAATGACCGTCGAACTTGATGAAGTCGAAGAGGTTCAGAATGAGGAACTCCCAGAAGAGGAGAAGCCCGAAGAGAAAGAAGACGGTACCTCAGATGTAGTGGAGGGAATTAAAGAAGAAGCCGCACCTGATGTTAAGGAGCCTGCCGCTTCGACGCCGGAGCCCGTAAGGCAAGAAGAGAACGACACCGAAGCAC